CACAGCAAATAAATATTTTGAAAAGATTATTTCGCATAGGCAATCGCACAGGGCTAAACAGCCATCATAAAGGCTTTATTAAAGAATGATCGGACAGCTATGTAAATAACTATTTTGCGGGGCTCGTTATGAAGTAAATAATAAACGAAATTTAGTACACGCTTACCAAGCATTACTAAATAATATGATATATGAACTACCCGTGTTTTTTTCTATTTACAGGAAAATTTGAGTATATATTTTTCAGGGTCTAAGGGTCTGAGAAAAAAATCCATTTTCGTAACTGATTTCAGATTATTCCAATACCGTTGCGTGCTTCTCTATGAATGACATCAGAGTTCCTTTATATTTCATACGACCTATATGTGTTAATTCAATACTCGGCTCTACCCAAATCTTTCCACCAATGTTTTGCCAATACCTACAGAAACCATAATCTTCAGAAAGAAATCTATTAAGATGCGGATCGATATACGAATTGAAGAATGCATAAGTCCATTTCTTTTCTGCATCATTCAAAGCACCGGTGTCATCATTATATTTTAACTCTGGATACTTCTTAATTAATTTATGAATAACTTCCCTTTTAATCAACATAAACCCCGTGCCGGCATCAAAGATTTCTATTGCACCATTACTTACATTAAGAGTTCTATTATCTGCACTTTTAACAGGGTTGATTACAAATCTTACGCTATTTTCTAATAGCAGATCTTTCGACATACTAGCTTTTACATTTTCCTCAACTCTATTCCACTCAATTTGTTTTATTGGATAGGCTGCAGTAACAACCTCTTTATTATGCCAAAGAAGTTTTATAATTGCCTCCGGCTCCCACGCAATATCTGCATCAATAAACATTAAATGCGTTGCTTGTTCATACGCCATAAACTTAGCGATTACATTATTACGCGCTCGATTAATTAAACTGTCAGTAATTGTGCAGAGACCAAATTTAATTCCGTGATCTCTAAAATACATCATAGTTTTGATTAATGATAAAACTGTTGGTTCAGATATTAATTGATCATAACAAGGTATTGCGAATAGAACATTCCATTTGGAAGCTACATCTTGACTAATCTCGATTTTTTGTGTCTCAAATAATGGCATACAAAAATTATACTAAAAAAAAGTGGGGCTTGCGCCCCACCCGAAAAAATATTGCTATTTGTTTCTAAATTGTTAATTACGCCTTAACAGTTGTCTTGACGTTTTTAACATCTTTTGCTTTTACTGAAGTATTTTTGGTAATCGTAACTTCAGCATCATTCTTCCCCGGCACTCTGAAATAGAGCGTTTCATTGACTTTATCAAAGTGAATCTGAACTTGCAGATTCAACTTTTTAGCCTGCGCTCTAATTCTCTGTTGCATTGAATTGTATTTCTTACCAGCAACAATTCCCGTAATTGAGAATGCGTTACCAGTTTCAGATGACAACACCAATGTGTCGATAATTTGCTGTAACTCAGCAGATGTACGACCACTGCGTGAAATAACAGGGAAATTGCTTGCTTGATTAATTTGCATTTTATGCTCCTATTTACTAGTTGTTTTTGCCGTCTTGTGACGACAACACAGATAGTAGCAGGTCAGCTAAAAACTATACAGCGTTCGCTAAACTATTTTCGAAGAGTTTTTTTCTTGTTCCTGTCTCATCATCTTTACCAAACCATTTACCTGTGCAGTAAGCACCGCATTTTGAGCTATTAGGTCAGCAATTTTGTCTGTAAGAATTGCTATGACATCTGCTGCTTCTACCTGTATGTTTTTGTTTATATCGATTCTATCCACTTTCCCACCTCCTGTCCTGGTACATTTAATTCCTTATATCCGGGCGTGAATTCTCTCAAATTATGATTATACACGCTTACTGTACCAAATTCTTCGAGATCTTCATCAATCTCTGACTGCATAGAAAAATCTAACACCTCTATTTCTACTTCTTGTTCAACCGCCATATTTTCTACACAATTAAATACCGAACCAGCCAAAGAATCTGCCATATCTTTTGAACCACCAGATGGGTGATCAATTTTATTATTACTAAATAATCTAAGCTTAAGTAGCTCTTCATTTACCAATATCTCGTTCCAATATCCTCTTAATCTTGTATCGTATATAGATGTCATTAATGTGTCATAGTCAGTCTTTTTTACGCTATGAAAATCAGCTGCGATTCCTTGCGCTCTCAAACTTTGAATCATTTCAATAGATTGCCATCTATCAAATGTAACTTTAGCTACATCAAACTTTCTACACAAATCGACTATCATTTGCCTCACAGATGCAAAATTAATTTCTTCGCCTGGTGCGGCTTGCCAAGAATATATTAAATCAACATTTATTACCGGAAGCTTTTCTACGCCCATAGAAGTTTTAATTTCTTTAAACCCAGCACAATGTGTCAAACAAAGAGCTGATCTATCTCTTTTAAATCCTAAGTCAACATGTATAAATCTTCTGTGACCATCTGAATTATTAAACCATTTATGAAACCTTCCATCTTCATCAATCGGATCATCTGCATACATAAATGCTTTTCTAACTAAATCTTCATCTCTAAAATATGCGTCTTCCATTGTAGGTGGTTCACATTCAAATCTCGATGCAGCTTCAATAGGATTTCTTATGTATTCAGACTCAAGATCAGATCTTTTAATTGTTGGATTGACTTCCCAGGTAGCTGCTTTTATATACCATGTTTTTGGCTCGTTTTTTTCCTGAGCACCAAAATATCTTTGTTGAATAAAATCACCCTTATATCTAGGGAATGACAATAAAATTACTTTACCTACTTCTGGGAATCGTGACATCACAGATAACTTGCTCATATTATATATTGCAGAAGCTGACCCTTTAGCTCTTGTATCACCTTTTAATTCGATATCTGTTTTAAAAGCAGAGATCTCGTCTAAGACTATAGTTAATACTTCATAACCTTCCCATCCTTCACTTTCTGAGTGACCGGAGAATAGCCTTACTGGTCTGGAAAAGAAAAAGATTTCTGACACTCTAGGTTCAAACCCAACGCTATTAAAATACGGAGATCCAAGCAATAGGTTTTTTAACGGCTCAAAGAAAACCCTTTGAGCTTGCTGTGCGTTTACAGCTAGGTTTAGTAGGTCAACATATACGCCATTTGCTTTACCGTAGTAACTGAGAGGATCGCGTAAACAATGTAGCAAATAAGCCGTATATGCGATTGAAATTCTGCTACAATGGTCTTTGCCAGACCCCTTACCTAACATACAAATTACTTCATTATCAGTATATTTTTTATAGTATTCGAGACCATTATGTTCACCCATAAGCTTTTGCAAAGTCGGCAATTTAAATATTTGCGTACTGTGTCGAACTATTTCAAGCTGTATATTAGACAATGGCGGCAAGCCAAGATATTTTTTTTCTTGTACAAATGTTTCAATAGATACCGGTTGTTCCATCAATTCATCTTGTCTAAGCAATCTATCAAAGTCTGCAAATTCCAAATTAATTCCAAGGTACTCAGACATAATTATTTACCAACATATGACTTAGAGGCTTCAAAACCCGTTCTCAAATTCTGGACATAAAGGCTCAAAAACCCGTTCTCAAATTCTGACATAAAACCCCTTAATTACCGTTCTCAAATTCTGATGAATTTGTATCAATGGCTGATTCTTTTGAAAGATCTATTCTTTCACCTGACATAATTTCAAATGCAATTTCTAATTCTTTTCTGACCTCTTCTGCAATCGCGGGATGTTTTGCAATAACATCTCTTAGTATTTTAGAAAGAATTTGATTAACATTTTCCGCTTTCTGCATTCTTGCAATGTACTCCCCATCAGCTTGATTGCCGCCCATAAGTTTATGCAATTGAGCTTTTTTAGATGCAATCTCCCCGGCAAGCTTGATTGCCTGAATTCTTGCGGCAACCATACCATTGTCTGTTGCAATTGCAATTGTTTCCCAAGCCTCTTTGCTTAGTTGATCAAACTCCTGCAATGCTTTAATTGTATTAAATTGAACCCTTTCAAGAAAATAAGGATCTTCATCAACAGTTTTATTTAAGATAATTTTATATTCTTCTACATATTCTTTTACTTCATTTGGTTTTAGCGACATCAATGCGCCAATCTCTCTATTACTATAGCCCTTTACATGAAGTAAACCAACTTGTTCTACATCTTTAATTTTATCAATTAAAGATTTATTTTTAATTGGTTCGATATCTGACATAATCTCTCTTTATACTCTTGACTCACTTTCTCCCAGGTAAGATTTTTATGGACCCATTTTGCGCCATGAAAAGTTTTATCTGCTACTTCATCGTAGTTATTTACAACATATAACATTTTATCACATAAATCATCGAAATCCGGCTCTGCCCAGTCACCGCACCCTTCGTATATTCCGAACATATTCATAGTTCCCCACTTATAATTAAGCGGCACAGACAGATGTGCAAACTCAGTACAAGCAGTAGCGTTAGTGCAAATAGTTGGAATACCTTTTGCTATACCTTGCAATGGAAGCAACCCCCACCCTTCACCACTTGTAGGGTATAAAACACAGTCCACTTCATCATAAATTTTTGCAAGATCTGAATCAGTGGTTTGCCAATCAATTACTTTAATTCTATCGTGGTCTTTCAAATACATTCTAGAACCATCATTAAAGTAAATTCTTGCATCTGCATGCCCATTTGATTTATAAATAAGATTAAAGCGGTCATCTTTGCCAAACAGCTTTAGAAAAGCGTTTACAGACATCTGGGAGTTCTTTCTGGTCGACGGAGAGCCTATACTTAAGAAAGTAAATCGCCCCGGTTTCCTCAATATTCTTGGCTCAGAGGGCATTGAGTAGATTACATCATTAACACCAAGTTTAAAATCATAAACAGGTATCTTAACTCCAGAGTTGATAAAGACATTTTTAGCCCATGCAGATGTTGTCCAAAACTCATCAGCGCTATTAATTAGATCAATCCAGTTTGCTGGTATTTTATTTGTTTCCCAATATGTAAAACAAACATTGTAGCCAGGTTTTTTATTAAAAAATATTGGCAAAGCATTATAGATATATATATCAGCAGAATTTGTAGATTTTTCATATAGAAAATTTATGCCCGCATTATGCAGTTTGTTAATTTCTTCTACCCGCTCTTTGCTTTGATCAGTAATATTTTCTTCTATTAGGTCAAAATCATTTTTCAAATATGATTTTAGATATGAAGCAGAATCACTGTACCCTTCAGACTTGTTCAATATTACTGCTGTAGTCCATTGCACTCTCATCTATTTTAAACCCAATCTCTCCGCCTGCCGCAGCCGCTTCTTCTTTCAATCTTGGCAAAGGTAAGCCGTGAATTTTTGTATACTCAACTCTATAATTATACCACCCTTGAACAGCTCGCCACATTCTATCATCAGTAGTTCGTGCAAGTTCTTCAAGCTCCTCAGTTGATATTAAAAAACTAAGAACGCCCAATGGCATATATACAACCACGTCATAGCTTGAATTTTTTCCCTCTGCATATTTTTTTAAGAGCAATTGAAATTGCCTAATTGTATCCTCTACAGGCTCGCCGGCAAAAAAATCAATATTACCATATGCATTTCTAATCCGAGGGCAGTAATCATCAACTCCTACAATCGTACCATAACTTCTGCAAACCATCGGGCGATGATCATAAATTGTGCATCCATTTTTATAGAATGCGCACCACTTTTCAGTTTCGCCGCCAAACTCCCAACTAGTGTCATTCATTGCTTCTTTTAACTTTAGTATAACTGCATTAAAAGATTGTTTGGCAAATTCTTCACCTTTATTTTCTAGATCTAAATAATATTTCCTATTTATATTGTATGCAATATTTGCACACTCAGCCATATGAATAGTAACACCAATCTTACAGCATTTACCTGAACCGAGGCACTTAAACTTACCACTATTTTGACGAGCCTCAAGCACGCGAACATGATTGTAAAGCATATCTATTTCGCCAAAAATTGCAATATCACTAAGCGCTACTTTTCTTTGCACTATCTACCGTAACCTTTCTTTCTCATTTGTATTTCTTTTCTTTTTTGTCGCTTTCGTTTTTCAACTTCTTTTTGCATTGGCGATTGCGGTCGCCGCTTTGCTGTTGAAGAAAGATTCCTGCCTTTTCCTCTAAATCTTAACAACTGATATTTTTCACACCAGTTATACAAACCTTGTGGGGTAATTTCTATATTATAAGTTTGTTTTAATAGTTTAACTATGTCTGTAAGGTTCATCCTCTTGCGAACATAATGTTCGTAAAGCCAGATTTTATCTTTGTACGGTTCTAGTGCCATTTGCGCTCAACATTAAATAATACCACAAACCAATGCCAACTGCATCGATAATATCGTCATCATCAAGATCTTCATTTGTCATTTCAAAGTAATCAGTTATAATGTCTCTGACCCTATCTTTTCTTTCTTTTTTTCTACTTGATTCTGTAATTAAGTGCTCTTTATCTTCCTTGGAAAGATTTTTATACCCTATGCCTCGTTTCCATATCATCGGATTTATATCAACAACTTTCGAGCAATGCTCCTGAGCAACGCCCCAAGAATAACCTATAATATAAGAAATTATTCTACTTGTTTGAAAATTTTGAATATACACAGATTGCTCTATCACGCATTCATTTGGTTTATATTTGGCACACACCTCAACTAAACCATCCCTTACAGCCCGAAATTTAATATGCATTTCTGTAGACTTGGGAAATTTAATCTTTCCACACTTTATCAAACGAGGTTGCTTAACTCCCATCTCAATTACAGCCCAACCTAAAGAATGTGATGATGGATCTAAAGATAAAACTTTAGTAAAATTATTTTTAGCAATAGACTTTATACTCACATTTTTTCTTTTCGAAGCTTTTCTTCGTCCCATCCCCAGCTTATGAGTCTTTGAATGAATCTTTCGTCTTTGCATCTTTCGCATATGTTTTCCTTGTTGTAACGAGATAAAATTGTATTACACTCCGGTGTTTCACAGACTCTTTTTTTATTCTTGTTACGTTTTTTTTCGTAATAATTTTCTAATAATTTTTTGTTAGTAACTACCCTTCTGCATTCTGCAGA